CCGGTATACTTACCGTGAACTATATCAACCAGAGGAAACCAATCGATGCATGTTTCCAGAGATGGAGGGTATGGCAGATCACTATACTGGTGAAGATGAAATGTGGAGAATCATCGACATGGGAGAAGACCATGACGGTTCTGCATCCACTTCGGTATGTTATCCTATCAAACCAGACCACTACAAGGGCACACACCCAGAAGAGTACGCAAAGACTTGGCATAATTTAAATGCGTCTTTGACCGAAGAACTGGGTGTACAACATAGTGCCCTTTCTACGTTATACCCACCCCAAGGGTTTATTGGTTGGCATAATAATGCAAATGCATCTGCATACAATCTAATATTCACTTGGTCAGAACATGGTGAAGGATGGTTCAAGTATGTTGATCCTAAGACTCAAGAGGTTATAACAATCCAAGACGAGAAGGGATGGAATCTCAAAGCTGGACATTTTGGTGCGTATGGTTCCGGAGATGTGGTATATCATGTTGCAAAGACAGACTGTTATAGGATGACTTTGAGTTATGTTCTAGGACATGACGAAGATTACTGGCAAGATTGCATTGACTTTATAACGACTTAGTGTTATAATATATACCTTACATGAAAAGGTTTTTATATGATTGATTTAGAATCCATTCTTACTGAGTGGCAGAAAGACTGTGAAATTTCACAACACCAACTGGACGAAGTCTCTCGACAAACTCCATCACTACATGCAAAGTATTTGCAGTATCTAGCACTCGCGAAGTTACAACTCAAACGTTCTGAAAACAACCAGAAAACGTTACTCAAACAAAAGTTCTTATACTACAACGGCAAGATGTCTCAAGAGGAGATAGTTTCTACTGGATGGGACTTAGACCCCTTCAATGGTCTTCGTATGTTGAAAGGGGAACTTGAATACTACTACGACTCTGACCCTGAGATTCAAAAGTCTGAAGAGAAAGTTCTTTACCACAAGACACTTATCGAAACTCTAAGTAATATAGTTGACACTCTGAAGTGGAGACACCAGACAGTGAAAAATATGATTGATTGGAGAAAGTTCGAAGCCGGTGGATAACAAGATACGAATAAGGATGAAAGACCACTCCCATTTCATGGTTGAGGCCCATCCAGCACAAGAACAAGAGTTGAGGGAATACTTCTCATTTTTTGTGCCTGGCTATAAATTTATGCCAGCATTCAAGTCTCGACACTGGGACGGAAAGGTGAAACTGTACAACATGGTTTCAAAACAAATGAATGTAGGTCTCTACACACATCTACGTCGTTTCTGTGCAGATCGTTTTTATCAGTTGGAGATACTCGAACACGAGGTCTATGGAATACCCTCCTTCAAGGAAGACATAGACCACCCTGCCCTGATTGACTTCTTGTCGGTTCTAGACGTTCCTTTCAAACCCAGAGACTATCAATACAAAGCTATCGCACATGGAGTTGAGAACAGGCGTTGTCTTCTGTTAAGTCCTACAGGTAGTGGTAAGTCATTTATCATTTACAATCTTCTACGGTATTGTTATGAAGTGACCGAGGGGAAGATATTGGTCATCGTCCCAACTACCTCTTTGGTAGAACAAATGTACAAGGACTTTGCTGACTACGGTTATGATGCGGATGAGTTCTGTCATAAGATATACTCTGGTAAAGAAAAGGTTACTGACAAACGTGTAATAATCTCTACGTGGCAGTCAATCTATAAGTTTGGTAAGGAGTGGTTCGAACAGTTCAATACTGTCTTTGGGGATGAAGTACATCTTTTCAAAGCAAAGTCTCTCTCTACGATGATGGACAAATGCACAGAAGCACAGTACAGATTCGGTCTCACAGGAACACTGGATGGTACTGAAACTAACAAGTTGGTGTTAGAAGGTTTATTCGGTCCGACATTTACGGTGACACGCACCGTGGAATTGCAAAAGAATAAACAACTTGCGGAGTTGGATATCTCAATTCTATTATTAAGGTATCATAATGATATCTGTAATATGATGAGAGATAAGAACTACCAAGAAGAACTTGATTATATTGTTACATATGAACCACGTAATAAGTTTATAAGTAAGATTGCGTTAGACCAAAAGGGTAATACCTTGGTGATGTTTCAGTTTGTTGAGAAACATGGTAAAGTATTACATGAGATGATCAAATCTATGGCAGCGGAGGGACGTAAAGTGTTTTATGTTTCTGGTGAAGTAGATGTTACTGATCGTGAACAGATAAGAGGTATTGTAGAAAAAGAAAATGACGCTATTATTGTTGCCTCTCTTGGCACTTTCAGCACTGGCATCAACATCCGCAATCTCCATAATATTGTATTTGCGACTCCATCCAAGTCCCAAGTTAAAGTCCTCCAATCAATTGGTCGTGGTCTTCGTCAGTCTGACGACGGTAGGACTACTAGGCTTATTGATATCGCTGATGATCTACATGTCAAGTCTCATAAGAATTTTACTTTGAAACATAGCGCTGAAAGGATTAAGATATATACTAAAGAAGGGTTTAAATATAAGATTTACCCAATTGACCTAAAACCTATAAGAGTAGAAAAGGATGAAGATGAGTTCTTCGGTTAGACATTTGAAATTAGTGACAGGTGAAGAACTTATCTGTGAAGTATTAGATGAGTCACCAGAGTCTATAGTAGTAAACAATGCAATGAGTTTGATGCAGAACACATTGAAGAGTGGTGAAAAATTCTTTACGTTTAAAACATATATGGTTTATCAAGATACTCCTTCAAATTGTATTATTATATTCACTGATAAAATTATGTCATTAGCAATACCTACCAAAGAGATGGTGGGTCAGTATAATATTGCACTTAAAGAGATGTCTAAATATATGGAAGAGTTAGAAAATGATGAATTCATTGATGACTTCGAGGAAACTCCTAAGTCTTTGAATGACTGGCTAGACGAGATGAAAAAAGAATCTACTGAAAATAAAGATTTTGATTCTGATGTCAACGGAATGTTAATGAATTAATCTGTATATATTCCCCTCTGGGGGTTAATAGATTATACACTATAAAACAAGATCTGTCAAGCGTGAGTGAAAAAAATGTATCCATATATCATAATTCCTATAAGCACTTTCATACCCAAAAGGTTCGCAGCGTTCGTCTTCGGATTCATTATCTTCGTGCGTCCAGCATACAAGGATAACATCCCTCTCATAGAACACGAGAAGGTACACGTACGTCAGTTCTGGAGAACTTTTGGTACTCATGGTTTATGGTATCAATTCAATAAGAAATATCGACTTCGTTCTGAGGTCGAGGGATATGCCGTTCAGGTAAAAAAGAGAGAAGAACTTGGAATGTCTCCTAGGTTTGAAGACTATGCAGGGTTTATCTCTACTCATTACAATTTGGACATTACTACTGAACAAGCATTAGAAATGTTAGTTAAACAACATAAAACGTTATGGTAGTAGGATTCACTTGTTCATCATTCGACCTTCTTCATGCGGGTCATGTCGCTATGTTACGAGACGCAAAAGCACACTGCGACTATCTTATTTGCGGACTACAAGTAGACCCTTCTCTTGATCGTGACTATAAAAATCCTCCAGTACAATCAATTGTCGAACGATACACTCAGTTGAACGCTGTGGGGTATGTCGACGAAATCATCCCTTATGTGACTGAACAAGACTTAGAAGATATTCTTGCTATGTACCAAATAGACTTGCGTATCATGGGTGAAGAGTATCGAGATTTAGATTTTACAGGAAAAGATATTTGCCGTAAACGTGGTATACAGTTATACTTTAATGAAAGATCTCACAGGTTTTCATCTAGTGACCTAAGAAAACGAGTAATTGATAGTAACCAATTGACAAACCAGTAATATTTTGGTATAATACGTACTAAATCAAATGAGTGGTATATTATGAAACCTAAAGAAAAACCGCATTACGTAAGTAACAAAGACTTCTCAAACGCAGTAGTTGATTACTGCACTTCAGTACAGGAAGCAAAGGAAAATGGTAAGGATCACCCTATAGTTACTAACTATATCGCTACTTGTTTTTTAAAGATTGCGGAAGGGTTATCTCATAAAGCAAACTTTGTTCGTTATACCTATCGTGAAGAGATGGTAATGGACGCAGTAGAGAACTGTCTTAAAGCAATTGAAAACTATGATATTGAAGCAGCCACGCGTTCTGGTAAACCAAATGCGTTTGCGTACTTCACACAGATATCATGGTATGCATTTCTCCGTCGTATTCAAAAAGAAAAGAAACAACAAGACATCAAGATGAAGTATATTGCCGAAGCAGATATCGGTGCTTTCATGGGTGATGACGAGGATGGAATGTTTCAACACCAAACTTCTCCTTTTATAGACACCTTGCGACAACGAATTGATGTTGTTAAAACTGCGGATACTGAATTTAAAGAGTATGTGAAAGAAGAAAAGCAAAGAAAAAGACGTGCCGTATACGTAGACTCGGACCTATCGGACTTTATCGAATAATGACTTGACAGACACCTTTTATTATAGTATAATAGTCGTCATATAAATTGAGTTGAGTCATTTATGAAAATAGCAATACTTAACGACACCCACTGCGGATGTCGTAATTCTTCTGATATCTTTATGGATTACCAAGAACGATTCTATAGTGAAGAGTTCTTTCCCTATCTGAAAGAACATGGTATTACTCAGATTCTACATCTGGGTGACTACTATGATAACCGTAAGACTATCAACCTCAAAGCGTTGAACCACAACCGACAGATATTCTTGGATAAACTCCGTGAGTACAACATGCACATGGATATCATTCCCGGCAACCACGACGTTTATTTCAAAAACACCATCGAGTTGAACTCTCTCAAGGAGTTGATGGGTCACTATATCAATGAGGTTGATATCCTCATGGATCCTATCGTCCGTGATTATGGTGGTGTCAAGTTCGGTCTTGTCCCTTGGATTTGTCCTGAGAATGAGAAAGAGATTCTTACTTTCTTAGACAACTGTGGTGCGGATGTCATCGGTGGCCACTTTGAACTCGCAGGATTTGAGATGGACAAGGGTATTGTCTGTCACACTGGCATGGATCCTAAACCTCTAGAACGTTTTGAAACTGTGTTGTCTGGACACTTCCACACTAAATCTAGTAAGGGTAATATCACTTACCTAGGCTCGCAGATGGAGTTTTTCTGGAACGATGCACACGACCCCAAATACTTCCACATCTACGACACTGAAACGCGTGAGATGACCCCAGTGCAGAATAAGGTCACCCTGTTCCATAAGATATATTATAATGAAAATACTATTAATTACTTCGAAGACATGTCGTATCTGAATGGTAAGTTTGTTAAGTTGATTGTCTCTAACC